CTTTAGCTTATAATAAATTAGAGAGTGGTAGAGCTATTCTAATGGTTGATAATGATACTAACGATTGTTTCTTTGAGCCTTATATTTCTAATGATGAGGACTTCTCAAATATTATTTATGTAAGTGAAGAGGAAGAGTTTTGTATATCGGGTGATACAACACCTTTGCCTACGCCGACTATGACGAAGACACCGACCGCAACTCCAACCAACACGCCAACTAATACAAATACACCAAGCATTACACCGACTAACACAAGAACTCCAACAATTACTCCAACTAACACAGCCACACCGACTACCACACCGACCCCGAGTGCTACAGGTGGATTACCGCCAGGTGTATTACAATTCTTGGTGGCATCAGGTTCTACTCAACCTGGAGCTTGTGCTTTAACACCATCATTTTATGTATATGCTCAAGATTTAGGTAATTGTGCTCCTTGTCTTCCTTTTACTTGTTGGCCTTGTTTAACAACATCTCAACAAGTATTTACAAACCCTGGTTTAACAATTCCTGTGGGTGATGGATATTATAAAAATAATATTGGAACAGGCCCTGGTAATACTTGGTATATTGTTGGAGGTTTTCCACAAGGTGGAGGATTTATGAGTTGTTAAATATGGATAAAACAAAAACTTTAGATATTTATTAGTAATGAGCGATACAAAATTAAAAAATAGCATTCACATTCAAGAGTTCGGTATGCCAGCGGCAGTACCACAATACCAAGAAGTAGTGAAGAATAAGCCGTGGGTATATTATGGTGATGATAATTTATTTCCTAACCACCTATTAGCTCTTTATCAATATTCATCAATCAATAGAGCGTGTCTTAACGCTATTATCTATGGTGTTAAAGGGAAGAACCTTATTGTTAAAGAGGGAGACCCTAACGCATTAGCTATGGCTAATAGAAATGAGACCGTATATGAGGTGTTTGAGAAGTGTGTTTTAGATAAAGCCTTATTTGGTGGATTCGCATTAAACATCGTAAAGTCAAATGATGGTGGTATTGCGGAGTTCTACCATACTGACTTCTCAAGATTGAGAGCAGGAAAACAAGATGTCTTTGGTAATACAGGGACTTATTGGTATTCTGTAGATTGGAAGGGAACTCAATACAACCAACAAAAGTTTAAGCCTGTAGAAATACCAGCCTTCAATATGACTAACGAAGATATTGGTGCTTCTATGATACTCTATAATAAAAAATACATTCCAGGTATGGACTATTATACAGCCCCAGACTGGGTTGCGGGGATTACAACCGTCCAACTTGATATAGAAATAAAAAACTTCCATCTCTGTAATACTCAAAATAGTATGATGCCTTCTATGGCTGTTTCATTTAAGAACGGGACACCTAATGAGGAAGAAATGACGATGATACAAAGGCAGCTTGAGGCGAAATACACCTCTACGGGAAACGCGGGTAAGTTTTTTTTATTCTTCAGTGAGAACCCTGAAACAGCACCTGAAATCACACCAATACAGAATAACGCAAGTGATGCTTGGTATGCTAATATGGCACCTCAAATAGAACAAACTATCCTAACGGCACATCGTATAACCTCACCTATGATTCTTGGAATCAAGACAGCAGGACAACTTGGAGGAAGACAAGAGATGTTAGACGCTTATGATTTATTCTTACAGACAGTTATTATTCCAACACAAGAAGAAATGTTAAAGGTATTTGAGAAGGTGTTATTCATAAGAGATAAACAAACTATCAATTTAGGGATAGAACAAAACCAACTATTGCCGACAACGGAACAAACTATAGTTGATAAAACACAAGGAATATAACGATGGCTACAGTATTACTTTTGAGTCAAACAAAGCTAAAAGCGTTTACGACAATAAATCAAAACACGGACGAAGCGTTATTGACTAGTTGCGTTTTTATGGCTCAAGAACTCGGTTTGCAAAATCTGCTGGGAACGAAAGGTTATGACTATTATACCAACTTGGTAAAGTCAGTTCAACTATCAGGTGGGACTATGTCTCAACCAGATAAAATAATGCTTGATGAATATATCGCACCGTACCTTACACACAGAGCATATTTTGAGGCGATGCCTGAAATATGGGCTAGGAAATCTAATAAGGGAATCCAGGTTGGTGCAAGTGAGCAATCTAACGCTTTAGACATTAAAGGTATGTCTTATTTAAGAGATATTGAGTTGGGGAGATATAACTTCTATGCCCAAAGAATGATGGATAGAATACAGGCGTTTCCTAATGATTACCCCTGGTATTTCAGTTTTTCTTCACAGGACGGTATGCCAAACTCAAAACAAAACTACTTCGGTGGAATATTCTTTACACCAGGTTTAAGGAAGATGCCAGGAGCATTAAACGGAAACATACCTGCATATTGGGGACACGAGTACGATTGTTGTGGTGATTGGTAAATTATAACCTATGAACGATACTATATTACTTTTTTTATCTAATGCTATAACTGCTACTGCTTCATTTTTTGTGGGTCGTAGAAGACAACAGGCCGATACGGACAACCAAGTCCTTCGCAACCTTGAACTTGCTATGGGGATTTATAAAAACTTGATTGAGGACTTAAAACAAGAGATACACCAATTAAACATCAAGATTCAGGATTTAGAAAAGAAGGTAGATGAACTACACGCCGAGAATATAAAATTAAAGAAAAACTCAATATAGAATGTTATATTTGTTTTATGGAAAAATGGAAAGAAATAAATGAATATTATTTAGTATCTAATTTAGGTAAGATTAAAAGCCTACCAAGAAATGGAACAATTAAAGCAGAGAGGATACTAAAAGCAAAAACAGCCAAAACAGGATATAAAGAAGTTTCTTTAGCTTATCGTGATACAAGAAAGTCAAAATTAGTTCATAGATTAGTTGCTGAAGCATTCATACCCAATCCTGAAAACAAACCTTGTATAGACCATTTAGATTTTGATAAATCTAATAATTGTGTTGAAAACTTAAAATGGGTTTCTTACGAGGAAAACAATAAATCAAGATATGATGCTGGTAGAGCAAACCAATATACTCTATACGGTCAAAAGAACAAACCAAAATAATTTATTATGCCTGTGCCAAAACCAACTTCAGGTCAAGACGAACAAGAATATATCAGCGCTTGTATAAGAGAAATAATCGGTGAATATGATGTGGAAGGACAAGCCTACGCAATATGCAAAACAGAATACGACAAAATGTCGGTTGATGAAAACGCACAACAAGGAGGAGTTGTAAGTGCCTCACCAGGTTCATTCGCTAGAACCAAGTTCGTATATGCTCCAAAGAGTAAAGAAAAAATGAATGACTTTATGGCTCGTTGTATGGCTGATATTCAAGTTAGAGAGAGAAAACAAAATAGAACTACAAGAGCGAACTTTTGTTATTGTATGTACCAAGATTTCTATGTGATGAGTATTGGTAAGCGTTGGAAATAACACCAGACGAACAGAAACACCCCTTCCTTGAGTTATTTTATCTTTTTAGTATGATTATATCATTATGATAAAAGACGACGAAAACAAGAAGATATGTGGTGTTTGTAATATAGAAAAAACTTTATCAAACTTTACCATCAATCATAAAACAAAATACATACGCAAGATTTGTAAGGTATGTGTATCTCAAGGATTAAAAATGACTAATTCACCAGTATTAAAAACCAAAATCTGTAAAGCTTGCGGTGTTGAAAAAGACATTAAACATTTCCATAGACAAAATGCCGTTAGTGATGGTTATATGGCAAGATGTAAGAAATGTAAGTTAGATGGTTATTTGATTGAAAAAGAAAAAAAAGAAAAAAAAGAAATAAGACCTTTAACATTAGCAGCCCCACAAATAGAAGACTATATTGAAATGTATAAACTTATGGAAAGCATAGGTTATTCGTTGAACGGGGACATACACGAACAATTCTGTAAGAAGTATGGTCTTACCCCCTCAAATCCAAAACAAACATTTTTAAGTCATTATTCTCAAAAAGATTTAGGTTTGATTTGACTTTTTAGTAGAGATTGACTATTTATTGTTGTAGTCCCTCATCACACTAACGGACAATAAAGAAATTATTGGAACCCTTGTAAAGTAGATTGTGAAGTGATGAGCACGATTGAAATACAAGGGTTTCGTTTTTAATTATGAAAAAATTAAATATTATGCTACACACAGAAGTTATTGAATGTTTGAGACCATTAGATGATGAAACACTCGCATCAATTATGAGAATGATTTTTGATTGGAATGATGGTTTAGAAGTCAAACCAACCACACAAGTTGAAAAGTTTGCTTGGGCTTTAGTTTTGCCTAAACTTGAAAAGAATAAAATTACATACGAAGCAAAAATCAAACAGACAACAGAAGCGGCGAACAAAAGATGGAATAAACAAAAGGATACGAACGAATGCGAACGAATGCGTGAGGATACTAACTATAACTCTAACTATAATAATTCTTCTAAAGAAGAATTATGTATAGATGATAAACAACCATCATCTAACGATGAGGTTGTCTCAAAGGGATTGGAAACATTAGAAAACGCTTTTCCTGAACGAAAAAGAGA